AGCGCCCGTGGTGAAGACGGAATCGCCAGCAGTGGCAGGGGTCAGTTCGGTGCCGGTGCGGGACCAGTCCATCCCCACGCTGCCAGCGCCAGCGATCTTGCGCACCGCGCCAGCTGCATCTTTCAGGTAGATCGCGGGGCTGTCCTGGTGCGCGTTCAGTGCGAGTTCGCCAATCTCCAGATCGGTAGGCAGCGGAGCCTTGTCCTTGACGACGCTGTTCTTGGACTTAATGCGGATGGCCATTGCTATTCAGCGAAGGGAGCCCATACGAGCTACCCCCAGCCTAGGAAGCTCTAATAGACCCCTCCGTCTGCAACGCCAATCAGCACGGCGGCGTCGAGCGTGGGGCCGATCAGAACATCACGCCAAGCCGCGCCGTCCCACTGCTGCAGGGTGCTAGTGGTCTCGTTGTAAATCAGGCGGCCCACATCAGCGCCGGCCAGCGTGAGCAGGTTGCGCTCAATGGTGGTGAGTCCCTGGGGCTGAACCAGCCCTGCCTTGGAGAGTGACATCAGTACCCGCCTCCGTCGATCACCGTAGACGCCACCCAGGAGCCCAGGGTGTTGTTCCACTGTAGGTAGGGCTCGTCGGCAGTACCCGTAGGCAGGCTGGCACCACCACCGCCACCACCAGTGCCAGGCACGCCCTCGATCAACACCCAGTAATCAATCCCTACTGGCAGCGGGCTGGTGAAGTTCACCGTGCGCGGACCGACAAAGGCGTAATCCTTGTTCGGCTCTTGGATCACGCCGCCAACGCTGATCAGCAAACCAGTCGCGGCGCTGCCGTCAGAAGTCAGCGTGAAGCTGGTACGAATACCGTCAGGCGCCTGCGTAAAGGTGGCCTTGGTGCCTGCCGTAGGGCGGTTGACCCACTTGTTGGCAGTGCTGTCGTAGATCAGCGTCTCGCCGTTGGCGGGGCTGGTGATGCGGACATCAATCAGATCCTTGATCGCCAAGGAGCTGGAGCCGCCATTCAGCGTGTCGATCCGCACCCAGCCCTTAGCGGCGCCAAGGCACAACACCCAGTCGCCGTTGTCATAGGCCGAGCCGCTATAGGTGCCGGCTGTCTTGCAGACGAAGTAGGCGCCGGTCATGGCGTCGGTCGCCGTAGGGATAGCCCCTGCAGCAAAACCACCGGCAGTGCCGAAAGTAGTCAGGTCAACGATCTCGCCAGTGGCGGCATTGAAGGTGCCGCAAAACCGCATGTTTTCCGTGCCCAGCCGGCCGAGCGAGCCAACGCTCATCCAGCTGTTCCCGTTCCACATGTGGAGCTGGGCCGTGGACTCCTGATACCACAGCATCCCGTTGTGATACAGGTTGCCCGCAGTGGGCTCCGCCTCTTGGATGAAGCTGATGGCATAGTCCGCCAGCTTCTCTTGGACAATGCTGCGGTCGCCAATCCGAGCCGGATCGAGGATGCCGGTGTTGAGCTTGGTGGCATCCAGGCTGGGGATGTCGCCGGCGATCAGCGCTCCGCCGGCGGTCACATGGCCACGAGCATCCACCGTCACCTTGGGATAGGTGCCAGCTGAAACGCCGCTATCGGCGTGGTGCAGCGTGCCGGCAGCGTCCAACGTCAGCTCCGGGCCGGGGACAATCACGCCCCCCTTGGCAATCTGCGAGGCGGTCGGAATGTCGTCTGGGATCAGGGCCACCGCCGCGGTGATGTGGCCCGTGGCGTTGTAGGTGATGCCGCTGCGCGTACCGGCTGCAATCGTGCTGGCGTGGTTGACGGCGCCACTGCCGCTAACGGTCAAGCCAGATGCCGCGGGGATGGAGACAGCACCGACGGCACTTTGCGTGGCAATCGGCAAATCGACTGGCGCCAGCGGTGCAGTGCCAGTGATGTGGCCCTGTGCGTCGAATGTGATGCCGTTGCGGCTAGCAGCCGTGACAGCGTTGGTGTGACCAATCGCCCCACCCGCCTTGTCCAAACCACGGTTCAGGCTGGCGGCCGGGATCTTGGCAGCAGTCACCGTGTCGTCGGTGAGCTTGGCGCCATCAATGCCACTGGCCAACTTGGCGTTGGTGATGGCCAAGTCCTGGACCGCCGTCGTATCGACCGCCCCATCCGCCAACTCGCTGGCAGTGATGGCATTAGCGCCGATTTCCCGCGCAGTCACTGTGTCGGGCATCAGCTTGGCGCCGTCGATGCCGCTGGCCAACTTGGCATTGGCAACACTGCCATCAACCAGCTTGGCGCCGTCAATGCCGGCGGCCAACTTGTCGTTGGTGACAGCAGCGTTCTGCACAGCTGCAGTGTCAACTGCCCCGTCAGCCAGCTCGCTTGCAGTGACGGCGTTAGGTGCGATTTGGGCAGCGCTCACGCTGTCGGCGATGAGCTTGGCTCCGTCCACGCCAGCAGCAATCTTGCTGTTGGTGACTGCCAGATCCGCAATAGCAGCAGTGTCCACTGCGTTGTCCGCCAACTCACTGGCGGTCACAGCGTTGGGCGCAATCTCCTTCGCCGTCACACTGTCAGGCACCAACTTGGCGCCTGGAATCTGGGCGTCATCAATCAGGGTGACGCCTTTCTGGATGGCGCCCTTAAGCGTTAGGCGTCGCGTCTCGCTGCTGCTGTAGTCCGCCAGGGCTAGGTCGTCGGTAGCTTCCGCATCGGCGGGCAGCAGAACCGGCAACTCTGAAATGCGAAGGTCTGCCAACGGTCCAGCGACGCACTGCTAAAAGCAGTCTACGAGCGTCAATCCTGTTGCATCACCCCGATAAAGCCGCTCTGGTTGTCCTCCAGTCGAATCCGGCTGGCGCCTGGAATCTCGTCCAAGAGGTAGTTGCTGGTGTAGCGGGTGCGGAGCTTGACCTCGCCTGTGGTCACGAAGTCGATGGTGGTGCGGATCGGCTCAGGCCCTGAGAACGCCATCCCGATGTTGGTGATGCGCGCGTCGAACTCGTACCAGACCTCATCATCCAAGTCTTCGCGGCTGCCGTAAGGCTTCTCTCCACGGCGCACCAGCGTGAGCTTGGCCCAAAACTCGCTGCCGATCTTGGTGCGGATCAGCAGCTGATTCATGTAGATCGGCATCTCCAGCCCGCTAGCGGTGACGCCGCTGGTCATCGGGTCACAGTCGCGCCGCTCATAGTCGAAAAAGCACTCAATCCGCCCGCTGCCGCTAATCAGCCCTGAGACATTGCGGCGGAACTCGTCGGTCAAAGCAGTAACGTCCACAGCGTCCCGCTCGGTGTTCAGCTCGAAGCTCACCACCTGCCCCAAAATCCGTTCGTTGTTGTTTCGAACCCGCACTTCAATGTCCACTGAGCGGCCGGGGTCCACGAGGTCCACACGGTTGCTGTTCTCACCGCTGATGGCGTCGTCAAACCGCCGGTAAAGCCGAATCGCGCCGACCTCATCGACGAACAGATAAAAGATGCCGTCCTTGTAGCGAGTGCCGGTTCTCCAGCCGCTAGGGGCAATGAAGTCCAGCAGGCTGCCGTCTGTCGTTCGGATCTCGACCTGATCACCTGTGATCAGCGCCCCAAGCGGGAAATTGAACGAAAAGCGGTCTCTGACATAGTTCACGTCAGAGCGGGCCACTGTCCCCCGCAGCACCTCGTCAAGCCCCGTGCGGCGCAGCTCGACCTGCCCGCTCTCACCCAAAAGTACGGCCATTACAGCGCCAAGCTGGTGTAGTCGCCGCTCATCGTGAAGCTGACCTCAGCACTCATCACCTCGCCGGTGGTGCAACCAAATGCCACGCTGTTGACGTACCCGTTGAACTTCACCGACTTGGTGCCATAGTTCAGCTCGAAGGCGCCGATCGTCGGGTTGCCGGTTGTCAGACAGTTATCCAGCACCGACTGGAGGCTGGTGTTGTCGTCGTGGTAAAAGATCGAGGCATTGCCTGAGGCGCTCTTTAGTCCGGGGCCATACTCGCGGGCGATCTGCCCCAAGTTGGTGGTCTCCAGCGTGTCAACGTTGGCTTGAAGCGACCAACTGCGCACTCTGGCGATGGCGGTGCCGTCAAACTTCAGGCTTCCGTCTTTGCCGCTAAGAACAGCCACTGCGCCAGCCCTTAAATACGGTCACTCTAGTTGGGATCAAGTCGGCCAATCAGCCGGCACTGCATCGTGCTGCGGCCTGGGACAACGCTGTCCACAGTGGGAGGCTCGCTAAAGCGCCACCGGAGCCCGCTGCCACCGACCTCCCTGATGTAGTTGGCCAGCTCCGGCGACGATCCCCCAGCTCCATCGGCGGCGGTGAAGCTCACCCAGTCATCGGCCACCATCGTGCGCTCATACAAGCCCAACAGGGCAG